AGATGGGTAAACGGTAAAAGATTGCACCGTTTTCCATAATGGCATGGAATAAAATCGGACGACCAGTGATACTAGCCAACGCGAAAATGATGCAGTCTTCAGCTTCGTTATGATGTTCTTTAAGATCATAGAGATACTCTCTCCGAATCTGCGCGTAAGTCGCGGGAATATTCGCGTTTAGATACGCCATTCAGCATAAAATCCTTTTAGTATAAAATCAATAAAACAATTACTACTGCTACTGCAATAGAAATTTTCTTATGAGCTAAAACTTTTGCCCACAGTTTTTTAACTGTTTCCATATTTCCTCCTAATGTATATCGCCCCAGTTATAACCAGATTCATAGTCTACTTTATTAGGGACTTTTAAATCAACCGTGGCTTCCATTATTTCAATAATACGTCTAGCCTCTTTATCATCTTTTATAGAAATATCCAACTCATCATGTACCTGTATATGTGGGATAATTCCTTCTTTATAGAGATCTAACATAGCTTTTTTAGTCATATCAGCAGCTGATCCTTGAATAAGTTTATTTAATGCTTTGTAAGTATAAGCTCTTCTAATACCAGGTCCGTGTTCCGCGAGTGCTTGCTCGTGAGAAAGAGCTTTATGAATCCCAAAGCTTGAAGGTTCCCATAAGGGAAACCGGCATGCGCGCCCGAGTAAAGTTCTAATTTTTCCTGACTCTTGTGCACGTTTCATAGTGGAGTCCATCAGTTGTTTAACAAAGGGAACTTTTCCATGATATTTTCGAAATAAAGAATCAGCTTTTTCTTTTGAAACACCTAGTTCTGCCTGAAGTTTATTTTTTCCCATTCCATAGAATAATCCAAGGTTAATGGTCTTGGCTTGTAATCTAGGAATATTAGCGAGTTCCGCTACAATACTATGAAAGTCTGCATCTCCTTTGTGGTATGCATCTAAAACTTCAGTCACTCCATACATTTGTTGAAGAGCCGCGTAGTGTACAACTAATCTAGGTTCTTGTTGATTGTAATCAAAACAACCCCACTTGGATCCTTCGTCCGGCAGAAACAAAGAACGAATCATAGGACCCAATTCTTTATTTCGTGCCGGGATTTGCTGAAGGTTAGGATGGGCGTATGAAAATCTTCCCGTTACCGTTCCCCCATTGTCCGAACGTAACTGATTTATTTCAGAATAAATTCTTCCTTTATGTGTGTGTTTAAGAATAGTATCAATGAAAGTTGTATGAGCTTTATTAATTTCTCTAGCTTGAGCAATAAGCTTAACTAGTGGATGAGGATGATTAGACAAAAAATTCTTAGTAAATGAAGGTGCTTGTGTCTTTTCCGTACGATCATAATGTATCTTTAATTTATCAAAAACTTGTGCTATGCTTCTGGCCGCCCAAATTTGCACATCTACATCTGTTTCTTTCTTGACTTTTTCTAAAAGCTTGTTCTCTTTGGCGACTAATTGTTTTTTATAATTTAAAGCTTGTTCTTCATCGACGCGTACTCCAAGAAATCTCATTTCAACCAAACAAGGAAAGAGATCACGTTCTAGTTTAAAAATTGCCTCTAAATCCTCACTAACTAATTTTTGTTTAAGTTCCTGCCATAAGTAATAGGTAAGTTCAGCATCTTTTTCGGCATATGAGCCTACATATAAGGCAGGGAGTTTGTACATTTCAGCTTTAGGATCGACTCCCCATTCTTTGGCAGCGGCGTACAATGCAGCTTCGTCTTTTCCTTGACCAATATATTCTTTTGCACAGGAATTAAGATCATATCTTCTTCTATTCTCGTCAATGATTGCTGTGGCAATCATGGTATCAACGACTTGTCCACCAATAGCAATATTGCCTAGTGTTCTTATCCATGAAATATCATACATAGCATTGTGAAAAATTTTAGTAGAATCTGTTTTTAAAACATCTCTAAACCAGGACAAGACTTTATCTCTATCCATATTGCCTCCTCCACCATGAGCAATGGGAAAATAGCCCGACCATCCTTCAACACCGATGGCTATGCCCGTGATACAACCATTACCGGTAACAGCACCCGAACCCATCTTAACGAGATCGGGATCCTTAGTTTCTAAATCGATAGCTATTTCTTTATATCTGGATAGATCAGGAAATTCCTCAGGAGGAATCCATTCAGTCTGGGGTTTAAAGAGAGGCATTTGAATACTCATTGATGAGTCTCTTTCCATTTGCGATAGCCTTCGATCCAACTTTCATCAGATTCGTCTGAATAATCTCTTTCAATAATCATTTCACAATAATGAATAGCTTTGAGTAGATCTTGTTTGCCATCTTTATCCGCATGACGACAAACATATTTAATAATGTTGCCTTCTGCAAATAACATTTTGTTTTGATGGACGAATTCACTAGGTTGTATTTTCATTTTTTTATAGTGTGCTCCTCCAATTTGTTTTTCCCAAATGCTCATATTTTATACCCTTTATACATATCTTTAGGTCTTACGATATGTAGTGTTTCTTTTGTTCTAGTTGCTCCAACATAAAATAATCTTTCTTCATCATCAGGATTTTTATCATATCCTTTTTTGGTGTTTTCTGTCAGATCTGTTAATAAAACTACATTATCACATTCTCCACCTTTTGCACCATGGATGGTAGATAAATTAATGCGTGGATCTTGATTTAATTTTTCCCCATTGTTTTTCATTGAACGAATATATTCAACTCGGCGATAGCCTGCACTATCTAAAGCTTTATACCAAACATCATTTGTTTTTAATCCGTAATCCTTTTTGAGTTGGTCGATACCATAGAAAGCTTCTTTAGCCATTCCTTGAATAGCATTCTTATCTACGTTAGCAGGACTCATGTAACCAAAAATATGAAATAATTTTTTATGTTCCAGCAAAGATCCTTTGCGCAAACTTTCCCAATCCGTTATAGCTTGGTATAAATCTGCTTCGTAATTTTTTTTCTTTTTACTTTTAAAATACATTCCATCTGCCTGAAGACATTCTTCGATATTGTTAAGTTGATAATTAGTTCTTGTTAAAACTAACCAGTTACCATTTTTTAAATTGATCTGATCAAAATTATCGTACCATTTTATTTCTCCTTCACGGTTGGCGGGCTTCCAATTTTTGTTGATTCTTTTTGAAATTCTGTTTACAATATTGGCCGCTAATTTATGAATTTGAGCAGGGACTCTAACTGATTGAATTAATTGATCAATTTTTCCATCGAGTGCAATAAAACTATCAACATCAGCGCCGGCCCATCTAAAAATAGCCTGATCATCATCTCCTGCAACAAAAGAATCTCCAGTTTTTTTCCAAATATTTCTTGCCATATCCCATTGAACTTTTGAAAGATCCTGAGCTTCGTCAATGAAGACTGCATCAAATTGTGGACACTTATCACTGTTAATGAACTGTGTAATCATGTCATGAAAATCAATTAAGTTATATTCTTTTTTATATTTTTTTATTTCTTCATCCAGTATAATTAATTTTTCTCTAGAAACTTCTTTCGTGTGTTCTCCTAAATCATATTGTTGTTCTGTTGTAATTTTTTTATGTCGAGCTGTAGAAATAATATTTAATTCTTCGCTTTCTGATGAAAAGAAGGCGTGGCTATCATCATTATCCCAAGATGGTACTTGAAGAGGAATTTTTATTTGGTTTCCTAAATCTTTGTAATGATCGGGTTGCATTACGTTTTCTCTTTTTAATCCCAATCTTCTGAAGGCTAATGAATGAAGCGTTCTAAAATAAGGTAGATCATCTTCGGTTAAATTAAATTTTTTTATAGCACGATTTCTTGCTTCGTTTGCAGCTTTTTGAGTAAAAGCAAAATAACCAATCTTATTGGGATCGGTTTTTTTTAAATATTCTTCCACCTTCATGAGTAAGGTTTCTGTTTTACCTGTACCGGGTGGTCCTAATATTATTGTTCTCATTTTTTCTGATACCTTCGTCTTGAATTTTCTGAATGTGTAACCCATTCTAGATTCTCTGGTAGATAATTAAATATATTATTATCTAAATGATCTATTATGTATTTGTGTTCAAAATCATCATTTTTCAAAAATGCTAGTCCAGTTACTTTATGTAAAAAACATTTTAGACTTTTACGCTCACCCTTTATCCGTATATTAATAAATAGATGTGGATAGGGAGCGTCTTTACCACATGTTAAAGGAGATTGACTTAATATTTTTCCCTCAGAATTTTTTATAACTGGAAATATAGGCCCCAACTCTTTCATATGAGGATTTATTCCACCTGTTTTATATATAAAATATCTATCTTTTGGTAAAAGATCCCACGCATGTGTTCTTGTTTTCAATGTTTTCAATGTAGACATATCTACTTTTTCTCTTTCTAAAATAACTTGTTTTTCATCTTCCCAAAGAAGGAATTGCTTTCCTCTCATTAATAAGGATCCTTTTGTTTATATTCTGGCGATTTAAAACTACTTTTTTTCTCGTCAAATTTGTTTACATACATGACTCTCATACTTTTTCCTCCGGCATCTATGACTTTTATTTTAGCATCAAACCATTCTTTCATCCAAGCTGAAGTTTTTTGATAATCATGCGCCCATCGTCTTCTTTGTAAGTAGTCATAAAAAAAATGTCTGAATTTAAAATAGTGAAACCCCTCATCACTCCAAACATTTCCTCTTTCTATATCTTCCTTACGTTTAGTTTGTCTTCTATCGCTACAATAATCTTCAAGATGTTCTCGTAATTGATCTTCTGTTTTCATTCCTTCAGGAGCTTCAACAATTTCTCTTGACGCTAAAAGATTATTAATGAGCCCCTTCCAATCGTTTGTTTTTAAAGTTGGAGGAAGCATTCCTACTCCTGCTATGCATGCTTCTTCAAATAAAGATTGTTGTCTTAAATGTTTGGCACTGTCTAGTTTTAATCGTTTGCCGTCTACGTTTAAATAATAATAAGGATTTTCAAGTTGAATTTCTTGAAGATCGCTTAATTCTGGGAAAGTGGGTGCATTGCCTATACCATGTTTTCTAGTTCTGCATAAAGTTTTATCACAATGACTGCACATGGGTTCATCTTTACATTTATAACCCCAGTCTTTTTTCTCATGTTGTTTTTTTATGATATCTATTTCAGCTTGATCTAATTCTCCAACCATGTAATTTTCATGGAACCAGGAGACTCTTTCCTTCCAATTCTTCCATTTCTTTTTGGCAAATACTGCAAAATGAAACAAGGCGGCATTTCTTCCTCCTTCCGTAATTTTCTCAGCCGCCAATGTTTCAATACAAGGAGGGCCATCAGAAAATTCGGACTGTGGCCTCTCCACTTTTACGAGAGCTATAGTTGTTGTTACCTTGTGTACTAACCCGTAAAACTCTTCTAACGTAGCTGCTTTACCTTCTTCTGTAAAAGCATATCGTGTAGTTTTGTCTCCTTGAAAATAAGGAAGATTTAAAAAATTACCTGTGTCTTCTTCAGATTTTAATTCTATTTGTTTTGGAAAGACTTCTGCATTAGCAAATCCTAAGATCGCTCTAATCTCAAAGAGCTTGTCTCTCATAATTTTGGCGTCTATAAATGTTTTTGAAAATAAAAAGATGTGTGCTCCTCCACTTTTAGATCTGCATATAATAAGTGGAAGTTTTAATATTTTAATTTTGTTTAATAATTTTTTGTGATCGAATCCTCCATAACTATCAATATCGATACATCCCCAGATGCAGGTATTGTCATCAGTAATAGGAATAATTCCTAGAGTTGGTTCGATTCCGTTTAAATGATCTTGATAATGTTTTGAAGTGACAATTTCTCTTTTAACAAAAGATTTTGTTTTTAGTTTTTCTCCGTTGGTAGGTTTCGTATTAATATACGTACACCCATGGGCTCTTTTTAAGCCATCGAATATTTCAGCAAATCGTTCCATAATTTCTCCTTTTTTTGGGGGCGGTTTAAGTCTCCCGTTACCGCCCCACTGTTTTCTAGCGCACTAGAAATTTTAAAATGGAATCGGCTCTGATTTTTCAGAATCAGATGTATCTCTTGTTTGAACTTTCCCTTTACTGACTCTTTCAGAAAATTCTTTAGCCATCTCATAAATTGCTGTATTTGTAATAGGACCAACCTTCGTATAAGTCCATCCATACCATGTTCCTTTGTCGTTAGTCATTTGAACAGTCCTTAGATTATAGATGTGACTATATGTTGGTGGTGTAAATAAGCCATCTTTTCCTTGTAGCTTAATTCCCATCATGGCTCCAAGCCATTTTCTACTCACAGATAATGATGTAGATTTCATAGTAATTAAAGCAGTTGATGGATGATCACCTAACAAAAATACAAAGTGATTAGCCGTGGTTTCGATATAATTACCATTCGGCAATCTGTCTTTGTTAAATTTATCACGATTTACTTTATTCATGATATCACTGTCTGCTCTGTGGACAGCAACTGGTGCTCCAGTGCTTGTTCCACGGTCTTGCCATTCAACATATTGTTTAAGGTAGTGACATGGTAATACATTTATACCTTTAGCACCGTCATAAAGTTCTTTGGTAACGGTGTTAAAAATTTTACCAGATTCTGCTCCTTCAACATATTTTCCATCTGTCTTATTAACTTCAGGAGATAGAGGCATCAAAACTTTTAAAAATGGCAACGCGAGATCTTCTTGCGTTATGTTTTGAGTACCTTTGTTTGCATCAGCTTCAAATAAATTAATGGCCAATGCACCTTCTTCTTTTTTGATTACTTCTTTCGTGTTTCCTACTTTGCTCATTGTTATTGTTTCCTTGTTAGTTTGGTTCGGTTTCCTACGAACACGTTAAATATATCCATTGGCATTTCTTTTCCTGCCTCGATACGCTCCTGGACTAGAGCTTTGAGGGTCATGGGCTCAACCTTCAACTTTTGTGTCGGTTGAAACCCATGACTCTGCGCAAGGTTAGCATAATCTACCGCCTTGTTATCTTCGTTCATTCCAAAGGAAACGGTAACATCATTTTTAATAATGTCCCCTAGGCCATTGGAACGAAGCCATTTATAGGCCGCTTCTCGATTTTTAATCGTGATGCTAGCACCATAGAAAGTTTTTATATTAACTGAAGATCCATCCATTAGTTTGAGTTGGGTTAAACCCATCTCAGCCATCATAGTTGGAATTACATCTCCAGATAGTGTTTTTAAATCTAATTTAGTATTTTTTAGCCTTTCTTCCAAGGCTGTGATTTCATTTTCTAATCCTTGCAAATCTTTTATTTTAGTTGCAAGTTTATTTATATCCTTAGTTTGACTAAGAATATCTGTTTGATCCTTTTCAAAATCAATATTCATGTAGTTACCGTTTCGATAGGATCATGCTTAGGAGAGGTTACGTATAAAGGTCTAGTTTCTGTCCCTGTAGCTGTTTCATCAAGGACTAAATGAATTTCCACGTCTGCAAATTGCTCTGGATCAATTACATTTTTAAAAGTTTGTGGTCTTGTAACTTGATATTCATATCCTGGTTCGACAAAATCAATATTTTTAGTTTCTAAAACTTCATAGAAAACTAAATTGGTATCAGGCTTAACACTTAGTTTTATATATTTACTCATTCGTCTATTTTTCCTTTCTCGTATAAATTAATCGTTATTGGATAATATTTGTTTTCCTGTTTATCCCATTTCAGGAGTTTATA